GAAACCAGCAATCTGCATCTTGCGTACTTCGTTCGCATCCATACGGAGAACGTGCGTAACACGAGAAGCCGTCGCCAAATCCGATGCAGCGTAAGGCACAACCAAATCCTGCGCTGGAATGAACTTAGACACCGCTCGCTGTTTAGCCTGATCGTAGTATACTTTCTTAAACGTAGACCCCGACAGCGGTAAATAGAACAGCAGCTGATCCATATCCGGATCGAACTCTTCCATGACTTCCATGATCTGGTAGTTCATGAAGTCCTTAACACGCCCTGCCTGCTCTTCACGAGCCGCATCCTGCAAACCCAAGACCTGAGTCTTGACCGGACCACCAGAAGGCAAAAGCTCCTTGTAAGCCTGTGCCTGAAACTGAGTAACACTCTCCGCAATCAGCGGGTGCGTGACTCCAGAAGCTCCTTCAAACGGAACAGTGCGCTCCTGGTATTTAACTCCAAGCTGATCCAGACCCTTTGTATAAGTCTCTTCCCACTCTGAACGAGAGTCCATATCGTCCTCGAAAGACGCTTTAAGATCCGTCGAGATCTCTCCAAGGTAACCTTCATCTAAATACTCCGCTAAGTTAGCGTTATGAGGAATCTGCTCCTCTTGCTCAGAAGACATGATCATCTCTTGAAGCGCCTGTACTATAGCACCACCCTGTCCATCGGGCATAACCTCGGCACCGTTCGGAAACATTTCTATTTGATCTTCAACAGGCACATCTACAGAAGCATCCGTTGGCAGCATATCTTGAGCAGATATTCCAGAATCTATAATCGGTGGCAATGCCATCAGTAATACTCCCGCTTACGACGATACTCGTCGTGTTCTTCTTCCTCGCCCAGCAGAGAAACGAAACCGCCCTGCCTAAAGCGCATCAGTGCTAATGTCATGCTATCACAAAAGTCATCATGATCGCCATTAGGAAATGAAACTACTTCCTCGATGACTTCGTCAGCAAACTTCTTGTCATTTGGGGCCCATACTATGCCAGCTTCGAACAATGGCGCAACCATGTGCATTCTCGTGACTTTATCTCGCCCTTTACCCGGCGAAAACCCTAGTGCCGGAATACCACGAAGCCGCAACTCGTCAATAAGCGGTGTACCCGTCGCTTTCGCTTCGACCACAACCATGTCCGGCTCCCAGTATTCGTGCTCTTCATACGCAACTTCCTTTAGTTCAGGGAAATTCCACCGACCTCGTCGCGCATCCAGCAAAATCAAATTGTCAGACCCGCCCTCCTCCGGCTCAAACACTCCCCAAGTTGTGATCGCGCTGTAATCAGCCGATTCTTTCTTGGAAAACGCCGTATCGTAAGACTGAATAATGTACTTGACAGGCGGAATCTCTTTCTTCTGCCACTCCTGCCACCATTCGCGCTTAATAATCGCAGAATCGGAACTCGTCGGCGTCTGCTGCCACTGCGCATTCCATTTCTGCACAGGCAATGACGCCTTAATCCCCAGTAATGCGTCTTTTTCCCAGAACTCCGGCCATAACGGCTTGTCCGACGGCAGAATTGCAGGGAATTCTACAACCTCCCACTGATCCGCCATGATATCGCTGCCCTGCGCGGCCAACAAACGACCTGTCAAGTCTTTTTTACCCCAACGAGTCATAACAATTATGATCGCACCGCCAGGTTGAAGACGCTGACGAGGCCCAGAAGTGTACCACTCATACGCATTGTCAAACGCACTCTCACTCAAAGCGTCCTGCTCCGAGTGTGGATCGTCAATTACAAACAAATCCGCACCACGGCCCGTGACCGCAGCACCAACACCCGCCGCAAAGTACTCTCCGCCCGCGCTCGTCTGCCATTTACCAGCGCCCTTGTTGTCTTCTTTCAGATTGGTATCAGGGAAGATGTCCTTATATTGTGGATCGTCTATAAGGTCCCTGACCTTGCGGCCAAATCGAACCGCAAGCTCCGTGTTGTGAGTAGCCTGAATGATCTTGAGCTTCGGATTTCGGCCCAAGAACCACGCAGGCATCAAGAAACTAGCAAACTCCGACTTAGAGTGTCGAGGAGGCATGTTGATAATCAACCGCTTCAACTTGCCCTGCGCAACCAACTCCAGCTTTTCCGCAATAACACGGTGATGCTGGCCCTCAATAAAGTTTTCATACACATGATGAGCAAACGGCATGAAATAATCGTGCGCTTTTTCACGAGTATCAAGCCGCTTCTTGGCCTCGGTTAAGGCCAAAATCTCTTTTAAGGCGTCCTCTGGGAGTGCTTGTAAGTTCATGCGCTACGGATCGTTGGTCGTGTGCGTCGTGTAGTGGTCGACGTTCTACGTTTCTGGCCCGGACCCACTCGGCCAATATTACCTGACAACCCGGTATAGGCTCTCGTGCCAGCGCCCGCACGTTGACGGGTCGTCGTTACCGACTTCTGGCACATCGGACCATCAGGTCCTTCAACCATGGTGTATCCTTCCGGACATTCAGTGATCGTGTCGCCGTTCTCATCCGTAGTCGTAATCACAGGAACAAAGGTGTCGTCTTCATCAACCTCAACGGTGACATCGCCACCCGGTTCTTGGACCTCGTCTTCGACTTCTACCTCGACTTCGGCGGGGTCATCTTCGACATCGGTATAGGTGACGAGGTTTAAGGTAGGATCTATTGCTGCCGCCTGTTCCGTTGCCGCCTGTTCCGCCGCAGTTGCTGCCGCTTCTTGTTCCACTTGATCGGCAGCAAAGACATCTTGATCTAGTGACACCTGGTCCGCTGCCGCCTGGTCCGCTGCCGCCTGGTCCGCTGCCGCCTGGTCCGCTGCCGCCTGGTCCGCTGCCGCCTGGTCCGCCGCCGCCTGGTCCGCTGCCGCCTGTTCCGCTGCCGCCTGTTCCGCTGCCGCCTGGTCCGCCGCCGCCTGTTCCGTTGCCGCCTGTTCCGTTGCCGCCTGGTCTACAAGTACAACCTCGGCACTGCCGTCCAAGTTCTCTGTTACAGTCGTCTTGCTGTCACCGTCCTTCTCGACAATCGTCTTGGAAGTTGAGCCATCGGAAAGTTTGACCTCTGCGCTGCCGTCAGCTTTTTCCGTGACTACCGCAGCGGTCTCCTCGGCTACAGGGAGTTTGACCTCTGTTGCTGCATTGTCGGCGTCCATCTTTTTGTCGATGGCTAAATCCGCAGCACTTGTTGGAATCGGTCCTTGATCGACAACTGTTTGCAAATCCCCGACCAGGCTTTCATCAAAGACAACCATATTGTCTTTGTTGCCCGCGGTGCCCCCACCAACATCAGCAACCCCAACTACACCCGTGAACCCTGCGTCAGTAAGAATACCTTTTAAGTTTTGAGTGTCTCCGTCCTGTTCGCTTTCTATGGAAAGACCTCGATCATCTTTAGCTAAAGGATTCTTAATGTTTTCTGAAATTAAGTTTACTTTTTGGAAGACATCAGTTGGATTCGTGGTGTCGATAGTTCTTGTAACAGTTCTATCTGCCTCGCTTTCGCCTCCAAAGGAGGATTTACGAACGTATTCTACGGTCAATGTGTTACCATCTTGGGTTACGTTTAAATTGTTACCTGCAGAATCAGTCCGATTAGCCAACGCGCCCTGTAAGTTTGCGGTCTGTGTCTGTGACAACGGTTTCTTGTTTCTCGCATCCAACATATTCGACGTATCGACTTGAGCACTCATTAAACTGCCTTCACCGCCAACGAACTCCGAAGGATACTTCGTGTCCAAGGAGCCGTAAAAACCAGGGCCAAATGCCCCCTGATTCCCATAATAACTGTCCCCTTGTGTAGGATCGAACTGAGAAAATGGCGCACCTTTCGTCGCGTGGTAAATCGTTGTGAGTTCAGGGGCCGCAGCCCGCTGTTCCGCAATGATGTCGTCAGGGCTTTTCGCTACAACAGTCTCGATCCCCGATGCTGGGGCCTTGGCTATACTCGCCGCGCCCGCCGAAGTGGTGTCAACCTTTGGAGCAATGCCCTCCGTTGGAGCAGAAGGAAGAGAGCTAGGAGCCTGATCGTTCAAGAAAATGTCCATGCGGCTTTGACCGCTTGCATCGACATACGGCGCATTAGACGCTGTTTCAATCACCTCCGCAGCAAGTTCAGGGGAAAGTTTAGTCTGAATCTCGTCTATTAACTCTGCACTAATTCTGCCGTTGTTATCGATAGCTTCCTGCTCCGCAACGAATTGCAGCATGTTTGCATCTGCATCCATCTTTTTGGTTATGGCTGAATCGGCGACCGACTGCATCTCAAACAAGGTCAAATCAAGGTCACGCAGCTGATTTAAATCAATCGCACCTTCGTCTTCAAGTTGATTCATCATCAACTCTTCCGCAACCGTCAACTTATCAGGAGCAATCTCCGATCTCATTGCGTCGCTTGCACCGCTAATCCCAGCCTCATCATAAGAGGTCGGCACATTTGATTGAGCAATTTGGCCCGCTGTTGGAGACTTGGATGGGTCAAGAACCGCTGCCTGACGTTGTTCAGCTATGACCTGATCAGGTCCTCGGCTTAACAATCTTCCCGCCGTATCCACTCCTGTAGAGACTGTTCCAGCGCCAACGCCACCAGTAAATTCTAAGAGGCCAGAGCCCGTAGCGCCTTCTGTAGTGCCTACATCTACTCCCGCGCCTTGTCCCGCGATGTTAGTCGCAACCTGTTCGCCGTAGCCGCTACCAAACTCACTACCTGCAGTGATGCCCATTTTCGCCAACTGTTGGACCATAAATGGCGTCTTTAATAGTGCCTGTGGAACCTTGCCCGCTCCTAAAGTGGCAGCGACGAGAGGATCGGATAAAGCCGCTATACCGCCCGCTCCTGCATAAGCCTGTCCTTGCGCAATCCGCTTGACCTCCGCAAGTTGTTCCGCGCTTACCGCGCTTCCATCTGCGTTCTTTATCTGCCCAAGTTGCGCTGCTTGGTCGATCATCTGAGAAACGTCGTCCGCAGCCGCACCGCCCGCTTCCGCAAAGGACGTTGCCCCGACGACCCCAAGAGCAAGAGGAGTTAAACCCGTGGCAGAGCCTGCCGCTACGATACCAATATCAGCTAACGTATCCACCGCTTCACCCGCAGCGATTAGACTCGTCGCCGTTAAGTCAGTGCCGTACTTCCGGCCCATAACATCCAAACCCTCTTTGCCAGGCCGCATGTCTGGCATGGCGTTAGCGATTCTCTCGATCATCTCTGGAGTAACTGACGCCGCGTATTCTCCGCCTTTAGCCCTCAAACTCGCAACAGTGTCCGCTACATAATCTCGGGACGCGGTTGGAGATCTAGGGTTAGCTGCTGCTAACGCATTGTTTTCTGCCAGTTTCTCTTGAACTTGAGCGTTCAGCCCTGGGATTGAGGAGTTCACCATTACCCCTTGGCCCAGCTGATCAAAGACCCCACTGTTGTAAAGCAGGTCAAGACCTGTAGCCACACCAGAAGTTTTGCCTGCTGCGGTCTCGTAGCCACCACCGACAACACTTTTGTACAGATCTCCCATATAGTCCGTAAAACCATAGTTGGTTTCTGGAGTTGCTGCCTGTTGAGCAGCAAGATCCGCGGCGGCGGCTGCCGCGTTCGTGTCGTACTCATTGCCAAACGCATCGTAGAACTTGCCAACTTGAACATCGGATCCCGCGGCTTCTAAAAAATCGTTCTGGCTCATGCCCGCATAACCGATAGGAACCGTCTCGTCCGTTGCGGAAGACGCAGCGTTTTCCATGGTAATGTCCGAAAGCGCAGCACCTGTTTTGGAGGTGAACTCGTCGCCGAACGCATTGTTGTACGTTGCAGGCTTCACGTCCGAACCAGCTTCGCTCAAGAAATCTTCTTGGCTTAGATTAGCGTACCCGCTTAGATCAGCCACCACATTGTCGTCAGGAAGCGGAGAGCTACCAATACCGCCCTGACCTTTGTCCAGAATCGTATAGCTGAAGTCGTCGTCACCAAGAGCCGCTGCCGCTGCCGCGTTGTTCGCCGAAGTCGTAGCCGCGTCTTGCGCATCAAGGTTCACACCACCGTAACTCGCAACCTGATCCGCAACAGACAAAGGATCCGCAATCGCCGAAGTCTTGTCCTGACTCTTCAATACAGCCGCCAACGTCGCAGCGTCCGGAGTGTAACTCTCGTCAGAATCTGGAACCGCGTTGTACGCATCAACCAGCGCCTGCTCTTCCGAAGACAATAGGTTCGTGGGCCGCGCTACTGGGCGCAAGGAACCAAGGCCCGTGTCCACCGCCGCAGGAGCGGCAGGAGCAAGGTCCGTGGTGTACAAATTACCGTTATAAGTAAACGTCTCGTTACCCGCAGCGCGGTTCTCGGCAAACGTATCCCCGAAACTTTTCTCAACAACTGCAGGAGCGTCATCCCCATAGGTAAGAGTAGGCGTGTAATCGACCACTCCAACCTGTTCAGCATAACTGCCGCTGCCAACTTTGTCCTCTTCGTCGCGGAACAAGTCCAAAATACTGCCGTCAGTGGACGACGCCGCCGAACCTGCAAACGAACTGCCTTCGTTCAACGAGATGTTTGCAATGGCTTCCTTCGTGGATTTGTCCGAAGTCCCGCCAGTAATAACATCCTGACCTAAACCCGCGCCCTCGTTCGCACCTGTGTACGTTCGAGTTAAAAAACCACCTTCGTTCTCAACCCACTCAAATCCGTCACCCGCGTACTGACCCGTCGAAGACACCGAGCCAATCGTTTTCTTGTCACTGGATTTATTAGCTTGAGCCTGTGATTGAGATGAGGATGAGGAT